CGTTATCACGAAGTCGTTTCGGTTCCTGATGGCGAATTCGGCGAAACGATCCAGGAGCAGATTCGCGTCCTCCGCCCCGGCAGCTACCAAGTTTGGCGCTGGCAAGATTCCGACCCCAGGGCTCAGCCTGAGATTCACTCTGGCTGGTATCTCCATGAAGAAGGCGAGACCAGCATTGATGAGCTGCCCCTGGTCACGGTCTACAGCAACCGGGTCGCCACCCTAATAAGTAAGCCTCCGATGGTGGAAGTTGCCGAACTAAATATCAGCTACACCCAACGATTCTGCGATTATTACCATTCATTGCACGTTGGCGCCCAACCTATCCTCGTCCTCAAAGGATTCGACCCCGAAAATGATACTGAACTTGGCCTTAGTGTCAATACAGCTGTTCTTCTACCGCCAGATGGAGATGCCATGTATGTGGAGCCAACTAGCGCTGTTTATGAATCACAACTTCGCTGCCTTCAGACCCTGGAAGAGCAGATCCGCAGCCTAGGCGTCAGCGTTTTGGCCCGCCAGAACATCACCAACGTCGCAGCCGAATCGAAGCGCCTTGACCGGGTTGACACTGACTCGATCATGGCAATCATCTCCCAGGATCTAGCCAGAGCGATCACCGATATCCTCAGGATCGTCGGGAAGTATGCAGGCAAGGAACCTCCCACAGTCACCATCCCGCAGGACTACACCAACCGCCTGCTCGACGGCAACCAGATCACTGCGATGCTGCAGCTGCAAATGCAGAACCAGATCAGTCAGGAGCTTCTCCTTCGCGTTTTGCAGGAGGGCGAAGTGATCCCGGCTTATGTAGACATCGAGGAGGAAATCTCTCTCACCAAGGACCAGCTGGATCAAGAGTTTGACCTGCAGCTTGAGCAGGCCGAGGCGATGGGCGCTTTAGACAGCCAACTCCAGGACAAACAAAGCCAGGGCGGTGAAGGTGGGGTCACCACTGGCGGCGCTGCTGCCGGTAAAACGAAGGGCTCCAATACCTTGGCCACGCCTTTGAGGCCAGGAAAGTATGAGTGAGGAAGAGGAACAGCGCCAGGAATCCTTCCTGAAACTCCTCTTACTCCTGGCCAACCGATACGAAAAGGAGGCGATCCGCCAGACCCGCCAGACCTTTCTTGAAACGATGCGTGATCTGCGCCGACTGGTGCAGCGGATGGAGCCATCCGGCCCCTTCAGGCAATACGAATGGGGGCGTCTACAGAGGGAAGTGAGCGAAATTCTCGATCCCCTCAACGCCAATCTGAGCCGGAACCTGTTGGAGCAGATGGAGGCGATCGAAGCACCAGCGCAGACGATGGCCCAGAACTACGCCGATATCGAGCAGGAGGAGCCGATCAAACGCAGCCAAACGCAGCTGCTGGAGACAAATGTTGCCGGGCTGCCGTTGATCGCCTGGATTGCTGCAGGTGGCAGGTTGATCCGCAATCTCCAGGACGATTTCACCCGCACTGTTGAGGTTGGCCTGATCAGAGGAGACACCACCCAGATCATCGCCAACAAGGTTTTGCAGTTGACCACGCGCAACGGCAAGATTGTGCCGATCGTGCAAACAGGCAGCTTCGCCAATCGCGCCGCAACGCAGATCAACAACACAGTCACCGGGGCCGTGTGGGGCGGAGTGAATGACGATCTGCGCATCGCCTGGCGCAGCACCAGCCCTAGGGCATGGGTATGGAATGCGGTTCTCGATGCACGAACCTGCCCGATCTGCACTCCTCTTCACGGGCAGATTGTTCCCCGACCGACCTCCTTTGTGATGACGGGCTACAGCCGGACAATGCCTCCGGTCCACTTCAACTGCCGGTGTTCCATCATCCCAGTGTTCACCTAGATGCTCTCAATCCCTAAGGCAGATCGCTATCTGCGAACTGAGTCAGGATCAGCGACTAAACTAGGGCGAGTCTTTAATCACGTTATGGCTTGCTGGTTGCCCTCCCCCTGGTGGCCCTACCCACAAATGGTTCAACCCGAGTCACCCCACCAAGCGGCAATCGCTAAAAATCCCGAGCCGAAAAAGCGCAAACCCCGCACACGTAAACCCATCCCAGTCGAGAGCACTGAGTGACACGCAAACACTTCCCCATTTCTGCCTTTGACTATGAGGCGCCTCAATGACCGACACCAACGGGGGGACAGGTTTCGTTTTAACCCGTGAACTGGCAGAAGTTCGGGGCAAGGTCGAGCTAATGCTGAAGGAGCAGGATGAAGATAGCGAAAACCTGCGGGAGTTATTCGGCCGCGTCAACATGCTCGAACGCAGGATGGCGCAGATTCTGGTATTCGCTATTGCCGTATCTTTGATTACTCCTGTAGTCGTTGAGGCGGGTTTTAGGGCTATAGATTTAAGAACCCCTCACCAACATAAAAATGGTTGATCTCCTACAGAATCCAGCATTTTGGGTTGTGGTCTACGCCGCTTCAGAACTGATCGGAATGAGCAAGTTAAAGAGTAACAGCGTGATCCAACTGGCCTTGGCAGCAGTGAAGGCCCTCAAACCCGCCAACATCAAGAAACCATGAAGGCAGGCACCTTCGCAGCCAAAGCGGCAAAGGCGCACGTCAGCGTCAGAACCTTTCAGGATCGAGTCCTGACTAATCAACATAAGTATGACGAGGAGACCATCAATCAGGCCAAGGCCCGGCGTGACCTCTTCAACTGGGGATCCCGCAAGTCCACAACGTTGGTCTGATGGACCGCCCCGAACCTCGGCCTTTTAGATCAAGGGTCTTTTTGTTCAGGATGCTGGCGGGGATATTCATGCTGGAAGGAGTTGTGATCTTAGTTGCATACATAGGTTGTGCAATATTGGCGGAACCTGATAAACCAGTGGCGCAAGTCTGTCCGCAGCTTGCTGGCAAATCCACAGAACTGTTTGGAGTGGCAGTAGCCACCACCCTGGCCCTGCTACAAGGACAAGAGCCAACTAAGTAAGAAGCAGACAACTTAGTTAGGTTGTATATTTGAGGAGTAAACCTCTACTTTCTGATGCCTGAGGAATCAATGGGAGCTGAGTCTGTGACCAGCGACGACGTGCCCGTGGCCGTTGACCCATCTCAACTCAACCGTCCTGTCCATCCTTCAGAGACAACTGACTCAGATGAACTTCTGAAGCACAAACTCTCTCTGGCGAACAATCATGCTCGCCAAGCAAAGCGGGAAAAAGATGAGCTAAGCCGTCAACTCAGTGAGTTGCAGGCTCAACTTTTGACACTACAGGAGGCACAGCAAAGTGCAGTTCGTGAGAATCTCGAAGGCCAGGGGGCCTTCAAAGAATTGTATGAGCAGGAGCGATCTCGGGCCAAAGAGCTCGAGACCCGCCTTCTGAATGAGACCGCCTCACTGAAAACCGAACTGGAGTCTGTGACCCAGAACGCTGCTCAGGACCGGCTCAAGGCTACGGCCCTCAACCAACTCAGCCGAGCTAATGCCCTACATCCAGCCCAGCTCTATACGTTGTTGCAACCCAGTTTGCGAACGGATGACGAAGGGAACCCAGCGGTGCTCTCCTCGGGCGTCGAGCAACCGTTAGGTGACTACCTCGCCAACCTCAAGCAGTCGACTGAGTGGCAACATCACTTCGGAGCTAGTCAGGCCAAGGGCATGGGAACCGGCCCTGCTGCAACGTCAGTTGCACCGGGAATGAGTAACCCCTACCGGACAAGAAACCTCACGGAAGCACTGAAATTAGAGGTCGAGAACCCAGAGCTAGCCAAGCATCTCAAAGCTGAAGCTATGCGCGGGTGATCCACGGTAAACCCTTCCTAAAAAACCATGGCAGCTCCATTTCAGAATTACTCTGGTGGTACGTTCCTTAGTGACCTAGTAACACGTCCAGAATTCACCCGCGTTATCCAAGAGCAGATTTATGAAAGATGCCAGTGGATCCAATCTGGCGTAATGGTGCGCAATAGCGCCCTTGATTGCCGGAGTGGCGGTGTCAGAGTGACCGTCCCATTCTTCCAGCCTATTCCTGAAGAAGAGACCACAATCGAGTCAAACGCTACCTGGGGTGGCGGCAATGGTTATCTCGTTCCTAACAAGATCACCGCTGATTCTCAGATTGCAACCATCCTTCACCGGGGTGGCGCCTTCGCAGCAGATGATCTGTCAGCGATGGGCTCTGGTGCTGATCCTATGGCGGCAATTAGCTCTTACCTTGCTAAGACCGTTCTTAAGCTCCGCACCCGAACTCTGACCTCCCAGCTGGAGGGCATTTTCGCCACTGCTCTGGCTAATAATGTCTACACGGCAGGTGTTGCTTCAGGCGCACTAACTGAAGCTAACTACCTCAGCCTCGGCTCCGTTATCGCGGCCAAGAATAAGCTGGGTGAGCGTGCAGAAGATCTAACCACGATCGCAATGCACAGCGACGTTTACGCCTATCTCCAGCAAGTTGGAGCCCTTACATTCTCTACCTCCTCGATGTCATCGGGATCCGGTATTGAGTGGGGTGGCGGCGGTATCAATCTCCGCGCAGATCAGGTCGCTTTCTACCTTGGTATGAAAGTAGTTGTTGATGACTTAATTGCCCCGGATACCTCTGGTGACAATGCACTTTATCCCGTCTATTTGATGGGTGCGGGTTCAGTCATGGAGGGTGTCCAGCAAGAGTTCCGCGTGGAATCCGACCGCAACATCCTGTCGAAACAGTCAGTGATGTCCTGGGACCATCATTATTTGATGCACGTCATGGGAACTAGCTGGCTGGGTGCAAGTGGTGCCACCGACAACCCCCCTAACTCCGATCTGGTGAAGGCGGCTAACTGGGATATGGTTTATCAAACCAGCAAAATCATCCCAGTTGTTAAGTGCGTTGTGAACACTCCCTTCAGCTGACTTAGCTCAGTTAAGTTGACGAAGCGTTGGGGCGCGGGAGGTGGACGAGAGGCCACCTCCTTTTTTTCTGACTAGGTAGAGTAGGCAAAGCTTTTCAGGGCCTGTGATTAACGTGACCCGCCTTTACTGCGAGCCTCACAGCCTCAGCCCTGGNCACACGCTCCCCTTGGATCAGCAGCCAGTCGTGGACTGCTCTCCCGAGGAAGCCCCTGCACTGCAGCAATCCCTGATCCGCCAGGGCTTCGACGTTATTTCTGTGGCGCTATGACCGCTGCTCCTTACGTGATCACNATNGACGCCACGATTGGAGGAACTGACTCCAACTCCTATGTCACTGCGGCGCAGATGGAGACATTTGCGGCCAACCAGTCCTGGTATTCCGACTGGCAGGTTTACACCGCCGACCAGCAAGCGATCAGCCTGATCTCGGCAACGATGTGGCTNGACACCCTCACCTTTGCAGGTGATCGCTGCTCAGCAACCCAGGCACTGAAATGGCCTCGGAAAAACGCAAGCTGCGACGGAGTAGCTGCTAGCTGCGATGTGATCCCGCGCAATGTGCTGGTCGCTCAGATGGAATTGGCCTGGCAGCTGCTGCAGGATCCCAGTGCTCTCGGCGGAGGTTCTGGAGGAGGGGCCGCTGCTGGCACCTACGTGAAGCGTCAAAAATTGGGCGATTTAGAAGTCGAGTACGATCAATACAACGGTTCAGTTATCACCTCCTGCGATAACTGCAACGACCCGGAAGTGACTACAAAATTCCCCTGGCTCTCCGACCTGTTGTCGTGTTGGGTGGCTGGCCTCCCAGGTGGAGTGGGCCTGATTGCACGGGTTAGATCATGACCTCAAAGCCCGATCTAGTTTTTGGCCCATTGCCTGGCCCCTTGATCAAAGAATGGGGCAGCACCTGCAAATTCGTGAAGGTGGGCGTCGGTGGCTATGACCCAGCGACGGGCTCCGTCACATCAGGCGAAGTTGAATACAACGTCAAAGCGGTGCTGCTGGACCTGACGCCAGATGAGTCGCAGGGAATTTATCAAACGACAGACTTCAAAATCATCCTGGATCCCGGCCAGATCAGTGGCAATTACGTCACGACTGCCGATCTATTCAAAGTGCCATTCCCAAGTGGCGAAAAGACGTGCAAGGTGATCAACGCCAAGACATATCGAGGGGATGCTCCAATCATGTTCACCCTCATTGTGAGGCCGCAGTGAAGAAAAGGCCCCTTACCCAGCTGGTGCCTGATGTGCGCAACGCTATGGAGGAGGTGCTTGCGGAAGTGACAGAAACCGCAGCGATGGATCTCAAGGAAGCCGGGCCTTTCTGGACAGGGCATTTCGAGTCGACGTGGCAAGTCAATCCGGGGAAGAAGGCCGTACCTGCCAACATCGCCAACCCGCTGGCTGTGCCGAAAAAGCCACGCACCAAAGAAATTACGCCTATCTACATGCCCGACTCGCCCAATCTCGGTGGATACACGCTTGGCAATCGTGCGAAGTACACACTCGTCGCCATGGACATCGTTCCGCTAGCCGAAAAGAAAGGGGTCGCGGTGTATCGAGGCGATGCACCGGGCGCCACCGCCCCGAAGTTCTGGTTTGACACCTACGTCAACGCCAGACTGCCAACAATGGTGAATCGCACTCTCCAAAGTGTGTTCAGGAGGTTTTCCTAATGTCATTCCAGCACGTTCGAGCAGTCTTTGAGGCGCCTGTGATTGCAGCGTTTGCGGGCCTCGCTGCCCCGGTTCCCTGCTACGTGGGCAACCAAGGATTCACTACCGCCACTGCGGGAGACGAATACGCCACTGTTGATCTGCAATTTGGCGTAACTACATCGCGGGTGTTATCTGGCAATCTCGAACGGCTCCAGGGCTCATTGATCGTCGAGGCGTTCACTGCGAAAAACACCGGACCTGGCCGAGCGCAGGAGATGATCACCCCCGTAATGGTCGCCCTCAATAACCTAAATAGCTGTACTGGTTACGAGCAGACGGGAGCAGTGGGCTGGGTGGGCGATATGACCGGCCCGAGTTTCTTCGATCTCGACGCGGCACCTTTTTATATGGTGCGGCTGTCGGTTGCCATCTCAGCGAGATACACCGCGTAGAATTGATATAGAGGCAGTGCCTCAGCCCGAATGACGCCCGAACGTCCTTCGATTTAAAGACTCATGCCTGTCGCGTGTGGCGAAACGGTATTAAGCGGGAGCAGCGGATCAGCTGCGTTCAAACCCGCTGGCACAACAGTGTGCCTTGAAGATCATGATGACTTTCCCCAAGCT